CGCTTCATCACCATCTTCTGCTCATATCCATTCATATGATTGCAGAGTTCGTCATACGCTTGTTCGAACAGAGGCTCAAACTTCTCCTCCGATACCTTGTCGAGGAACTTCACACCTTTCTCTACAGTAAGAGAATCCCCAACAGCCTTATTGACTAGATCGCTTGTTCTAATATAGAGAGAGTCGGTGTCTATCGCAATGACATAATCTTCGTTGTCGGCTGATTTAAGTATCTTGCGCATGTATCGGTTAATTGTATTCTCAGCCCATCTAATGGTTAGCTGGCCAGTAACAGTAATCGATTCAGCTACGCGTATATCATAGTACCGAAAATATTCATTTGAAAGAGCCCCATAGAGTGAGTTCATCAGAATCTTAATAGCCATCTGCTTATTCTCGCAGATAACTTGCTCTCTTTCATTGAGAGATCGGAGCTTCAGCAACTCCTCAGTACTCATTTGCGAATAGTCGGTCATTCTACTCTACACCTCTTCTTTGTAGTTCAGCAGTAATGTCAACAACGACTTGACTTGCTGCGAGCATTTCTTTCTTAAAGGTCGACCTCTCGTCATATAGATTACTAATGACCTCAGGCACGATGCCTTTTTTCTTTTTGTCAAAGAACTGCCCAGTAGCTGTCATACAGTAGTCATCAGGTATGTCGTACTTTTCTCTGTCGAGTAGCTTTTCAACATTGACATCATGCATCTTATCATTAATGATCGTCTCAGGAGACATATTATACTGCATAATGATATGAGGATACAACGAGTTCAAATCGAACGATACCACCCAGTCATGCATTCCGTTCTGGGGAGGCTTAACATAAGCTCCCTCTATCTGTCGTTCCTTAATGTTATTCTTCTTAGGAGGAACAACAATACCTCTCGTACGTAGCTCATTGTATAGTAGTGCGTCCCACACACCTACCGAACCAAATGCATCCACCATGTTGACATGAGCTTTGTAGGCAACAGTCATAGCAAGCGTTATCAATCCAGTCTTGTGTTCGAGTCGATCTACGATGTCAACGTCTTTGATATTATAATCGATAAAGAGTTGGTGGTTTCGTAGATATAGATCAAAGAGGGTTCCATACTCTGTATAATCAATCTTGTTCTCCCCAAGTACAACATGAGCTATATTGTCCAGCTTATATGACTCTTGCGTGCCATATGCATATCCAAACTTCTTGAAGCAATCCATAAAGTCAAGTTGTTGAATACCAATAAGCTCATAGACAGGAACAGTCTTAGACGAATACTTAATCTCGCGAGCCTGTATTCTATTCCATGGCGAGAGCTTCTTAGCCATGTCATCTCCAAGAACTTTCGAGATTCTATTGACGAGATATACTGTGTCAAACATTCTTGAGTTCCATCCTGTCAATACGTCAGGATAGTTATTAGCCCAATGCGTTACAAACTCCATGAGAAGTCTTGCTTCAGATTCGCATTCAATGTATTTGACTCTATCGTAGAGGTCATCAGTTAACACGGAATCTTCCTTCTTCCATTCACCCAATCCAAACACGTAGAATATGTTGTCGATATTATTCTTGACACATATCGCAGTTACAGGAAAGTTGGCGTCGGCTGCCTCAGGAAATCCTTGATCTGATTGTACTTCGATATCGACAGTTGTTACGTTAATCAGGTCTCTATCGAACTCTAGTTTTTTGTCTAGGAAGGCATCGGAGATGAACTGCTGAACGTAATTGGCATTGCCACATATCTCAAAGTTGTCCACATCCTCATAGTCCTTCATAAACTTCATGCAGTCTTTCATGTTACCAGGATTAATTGGTCCCATGTATCGACCGTCCAAAGTTTTAAACTCTGTAGGTTCAGACGATGGTAGATAGAATGTGGGCTTGTATGGAACCTTCTCTTGAATACGCTTACCGTTCTTATAACCCCTGAATAGTATATGAGGTCCGTTTCGATCCACACTTGTATAGAATGTTGACATTATACGATTATCGATTGCTTCTTAGGAGCGATAACATTACCATACATCGTATTGTACTGTTCGACAACAGAGGATTCTGGCTCTGCAACATAGATGACAAACTTATTAGAGATTGTCATTTCAGATTCATCTTTACTGATGATGGGTGACCAAGGAGCAAATCCAATTTGACCCTGCCCTGTTGGGACAGCCACAATAGCATCTTTGATTGTGATAGTTTCGTTTTCTTCAGCCACCATAGTACATACGACATCTTCACCAGATATCATTCTTAATAATTTTACATTAGCCATAATAAAGTCCATAAATGAAAAGAGAGCCCCGAAGGACCCTCTTATTATATTGCGTTACTCAGTCAAAGTCAACAGCTACAATTGTCTTCTTCGGTTAGAAACTCAGGTGGGGGTGATTTGTCGTTGATAGATATCTTGCGAGGTTTAAGTTCTTCCGGAACCACAATCTCAAGGTTGAGGCTGAGGATTCCGTTCTCAAGAGTGGCACTGGTAACTTCTACATGATCGGCAAGATTAAAGGTACGATTAAACTTCTTCTCAGAAATACCTTTATGGACATACTCGCGGTCGCGCGATGTCATCGCGCCTGAGACCTTCAGAGAGCGTCTCTCTACCTCGATATCGATATCGGACATAGAGAACCCAGCCACAGCCATTTCGATGGTATAACTCGTCTCTGTAAGTCTGATGATGTTGTGCGGAGGGTAAGGGTTACTTTGGTGTTGGGTTGCTCTTTCGAGCTGATCGAATAATCGATCGAAGCCTACAAACGAGGCACGGGGGAGCATTAGATTAGTCATGAAGACCTCCTACTATTAAGCAAGGTTTAAAAAACGAGACCGGACCATTCCGCATCTCTATCAGTATTTATAAAAACTTTACAGCTTTCTACCAATATTATATTTGGCTACAAGAGTCCATTCACTCTTGGATCCATATGATATAACTTTGATTTGACTCAAAGATGCTACTGGCTCTTTTGTCTTCGCTGGATCGACAATCTCCACGAGACCCCATTCAGCCAGTAGGTTTGTAATTGTGTTTCTTCGTGAAAGATCACCTTCGTCGAAGTTAGTGGGCTTACCATCAAGCGCAAATAGCTCTTTGAAGTGGACGATGTAGTAACGACCTTGTTTATGTAGAATATGACAAGATTGATACAAGGTCATATCTTTTCTTGAGGCTATACCAATTCGAGTTAGGGTCTCTCTGATTTTAAGAAAGTCATCTTGCTCTTTTATTTTAATTTCAACAATAGATCCCAGATCAATAGCCATCGCTTCCACCTATAAACATCTTATCTTTTATAATCTTTAGCTCATGCTCATTGAATAGGGGCAGTACTTGCTCTGCCTTCTCATGACTATATCCATAATAATTCATTATGATATCTATGCAGTCATCCTGCTCTTTCTTGAACCACTTACTAAATCTTTTCCTTTTACGAATACTATTTAGCAAAAATTCAAATTGGAGCTTGTGGTCGGCCTCGTGGCGTTGGTTCACTTCGTTAGCTAAGAGAGCCGTGTCTACAAAGTACGACAACCCTTTATTAACTACGAATGGTGTATAGAACTTTTCTGCTGCTTCTGGGTTTTCTGACTCAGCAATTATGTTCTTCTTACCATAATTTATTTCATTGAGAAAGTCAAATGGTTTGATAGAAGCCATTATACAAACTCACAGTCAGTCATAATCTCTGTGAAGCAAGCGACAATGTTTATCTCATGGTCAGCCACGAATGCAGATTTGTATTGATAGTCGGCAAGTAGCACTACTAGCTGTGGTACAGATTGCGGCTTGAGATATTGAGCTGACATATCGTACAGGCGACGAAATAGCGAGGTGGTGTCAACATCACTATTCTGTGCAACCCACTTACGCATCTCTGTGAAAGATTTGCCTTTTAGGTGTTGCATCAACTCTTTTATAGACGACTCGCCACTGTTCACCAGTATACCAGTATCTATTCGTCCTGTTGCACCATACCTCTGCAATTCGTTTATGACTCGACGCCAGTCTGGAAAGTGCGTTGTGATGACACAGGAAAGAACCTTCTTATCAAACTC